TTTCAGCACGAATTCTTGATACATATAAGGCTTTGGAGAATTTGGATTGTTGCACATCATTACAACACCTTGTTTGATGTTGGTGCCGTGCATACTGTTGTGAGCATTGCCGTAAGCCACTAATTGTACAAAATAATCGTCAATCCATTCTCTTTTTTTTGGTTTATTTGATTGCTTGAAATCGACAATAGATTCTTCGGCTTTCCATACACCACATAAGTCAGTGGTTCCCGCATATATTCCCGCGTGATACAACGGAGATTCTGTTCCCCAACATTCATCGAGATGTTGAAGACCTTCGTCAATAATCACCTTGGCCATACTATGACCATGTTTTTGAATGATTTGGTTGGTCGGCTCACTGATTTCGTCAGTCAGGGCATACTCTTCCAAGAAGGAGTGCATGGCTGTGCCGATACGTGCTGCTGTTGTTGATATACGGGTGGCTTCTTTTGAGCCTACACGTCTTCGCCATTCATGAAGCATACGCTTCTTTTCGGCTGACTCGGTGGCTGAAAGGATGGTCGTGACGGACGGGACGGCAGAACCATCTGGCAATGTATACCGGCGGTTTCCCTCTGCGGTCTTGCGATTGAGTTTCTTGTACTCATATTTCTGTACTAACATTCAACCATTGTACCTAAACAATAGCATAGGTGTCAAGTTTTATATACGGGAACGTCCCATAGCACGTCTGGCCATTTGATCTACTGGACTTTTACGTTGTGTGAAATTAGAAGGTTTTTGGAAATTGGTTTCTTCGCCACCTTCTGGGCCACCCATTTCGCCTTCAGGGCCTGAGAACTCGTCGGCTGCACCGAACTCATCGGTTGCACCAAACTCATCAGGACCACCGAATTCATCAGTTGCGCCGAACTCATCGGTTGCTCCGAATTCTTCATCACCGAACTCATCATCCGGCATCGGATCGTCCAGACCAAAATCATCATCTGGGGATTGCATAGCATTTTCGTCACCTACTTTAGTTAGGGTAACGGTATCTCCATCTACGTTGCTTACCATTGGTGCAAGGGATGGGTCTTGTAGTAATTGGCTGACTAATTCTGGGGTGATGTCGGCTTCGCCAACATTTGCCATCATCTGAACCAAGCTAGCAGTATTGATAGTTGGTTCTGAACCGGTTTCCTTTGCGCGTTCGCGCTGGAATGTGATTAAAGTTTTCAGTGCCCCTAGTGTATCATGGCGGGATTGAGCTTCCATGATTTCCTTAAAGCGCATTAGAAACGTTCTTCGCGACCTAGCTCTTCTGGGCCACCAATTGCTGCATCTGGTGCTTCTGGTGCCATGTCCATACCAAGATCGTCACCGGCCATTGGATCATCTAATCCAAGATCACCACCCATTGGATCGCCGCCCATATCGGGTGCGCCGAACTCATCGCCGCCCATTGGATCGTCCATGCCCATTGGCACACCTTCTTCGCCGTACAATACACGGTTTGCTGAATCCATTTCGCCACGTGCTTGTGTGACTGAATCCAGTGCGGTAGACAATGCGGTCTGTGCTGACATTTGGAAAGCGTCTGCTGATGCTGGGTCCATTTCGTCACGGATTGCATCAACGAGAGGCTGTAGCTCTTCGTGTTGCATTTTGCTGATTGTTTCGATCATGTCTTGTAGACGGTCGGTCATGTCTTTTGCTGCTAGACGAACCTCTGCTTGATCAGTTTCACTTTCACTAATAACGCGCTTACGACGCTGAACAAAATCACGTAGAGCTTCTGAAAGGGTTAGCATTTCAGCGAATTCTGGGCTTTTCTGTGCACCATGAATCTTGTGGCTCTGACGGATGTCAGTTAGCTTCCGGTTCAATGTTTCCAGCATGTTTTGTGCTTTGTTTGTGCTAAGATTCTTGAAATCCACGGTGAATCCGAAACGGGTTTCGAAGACCTTGTTCATTTTCTCATAGCTTGCCTTGGGCGAAATTTCTGTTAACTTCATGATGTTCAATCCTAAATTATATATTGTATTTAGCTAACTCTCACGGATTTAACTATTCTTTTGAGGTTTTCCAACTCCCTATCGCGGTTGATGGTCGATTCTGACAACTTTGTCCGGAGTATATCCATTCGACATTCATCATTGCGATCAATAGCCAGTTTCAGGTTATGTTGGTTGTTTTTCACCTCGTATTGACGACCATAGAATGATCGTTCTGATCTCAAGATGCGTTTGGCCATGGATTGGCATTGAGTAACTCGGGCTACTGCCCACGCAACTGCCACCATTTTAGTGCCGAACGAGTTCACCGATACCTTCCCGTGAGAATTCTTAACATGCCAGCCTTTGTCGGCATAGAATATGTGGTATTGATTAACATATGCAACTGTTTGATCTATTTTGATAACAGGAGCGTTACTTTGATCCATCAAGGACGTTAATCCATTCTTGATCTTGGCCTTAGTTGAAGAGGAACCATAAATTGCCATCATACTTTTTCCGTTTCAATACAGTCTTTTTAACCAGCGTGTTCGCGGCTAATATCTCAGATTCGTCTAATTTACTCTCTTGCATACAACGCAAGTCCTCGTATTTGTTCAACAAGGATTGCTCATCGATACTTATCGAGATGCGAACCTGATCATTAATTTTGTACTTCATTGTTCTGAGCATTAAGGGCTGCTTGGCGCAATTCATCCATGGACACCCCTGCTGATTTCAAGATTCTTTTACCAAGTGGACCACTCGGATCAACTGTTCGTCTCACAGGCCGACGCTGTGGGCGGGCCGATTGAGCAGTACTGGGTATAACTCGGTCATAAGATGTAGTGATAGACAACCGTTGATATGAATCGATGTTGTGTATCCCGTATTGTTTTCCATTCAGGTTGACTACTTTCGAGTTTTGACTTTCCTGTAGATGAACAACGCTATATCTTTTACGGTCTGGTGTCTTCCATGAGTCATATGCTGACTCTGCAATCACATGATGAATGGCTTCTGGGCCTTTTCTACGAACTACCAATACATCTCCACGGCTTCTGGATACTAGTTGTGCGGCCATGTTCACCGCTTCTTTGAAAGTGTATCGGGTCGTTTCGGATAAACGATCCTGCACTAAAAGTGTGTTTCCGACAGTAGCTTTCTTAGTAGCCTGTCCGGTTGGGGTTGGTGCCATTGGTTTCTTCAAAGTAGGAGTAGTTGGCACGGATGGGGTCGATGGTTGTGATGGTTTTGGCTGTTGCTGTTGTGGTTTTGGCTGGCCGGGAACCTGTGGCATTGTTAATACCATTTCTCCGTGATTTGTACCGGGCTGAATGGTTGCTGTCTTGGTGTCTTTAATATCATCATTAGCAGTGACCGTTTGTTCCATGCCCTGATCATCTGTGTATTGAACAATTTGATTTTGACCTTGTTGCGTCACGTTAGTGATCTGCATAGGGTTGCCCTGTTCGTTCATAAATCCTTTGATTAACATTATCGTTTCCTCGACGTTGACTTATTTAGGGCCTGTACCCGACGTGATGTTGGATTTGTACGCTTTGACTTCTTGGATTTACGGGTCATTCGCTTGCCGAGTTTCGCCTTTGTCATGCGCAATTTCGTGCGTTTCTTTATATCTGGGGCGGCAAAGCATTGTCCGGGTGAACTAACTACACGTCCTTTACGGGGTCCAGAAGTACATCTGTATTTGCGAACAACCTTATTGCCAGATTTAGCCCAAGCCATGGCTTCGTCTACAACGTCGTTTTCTTCAAATAATTCTGATAATAGCATCACTCATCCTTTTGAGTATTTATGCTAACCGGCTATCATATGGTAGACAACGAAAGCCAATGCTGACGTAAGTGCTACTATGACGCCTACGCCCCACCCGATTAATCGAGTATTTGCGTAGTCACGTTGTTTATAAATTGCTTTGGACAAATCATTCAATGCTGTTTCTACCGTACCCATTCGACGGTCAACAACGCTGATATGTTCATCAACTTTTTCTTCTAATTTATTCAACTTATCTTCCAACCCACTATACCTCGCTGCGCATAACTCCACATGAGCTTCAAGGCTCACTTTTTCTATTTCCGTACTCGGTGTCGCTACGTTCATCTTGTTCTTCCTATATCTTTAAGGAGTTAACATGCTATCTTTGTGCCTTGAATATTGCCTGATCTTTTTGCCTGAAATGTTTTGCCTATGCATCTTATCTTCACAGGTATTTAGGTGACTCATCAAACATAATTATAGCCGAAGTTTTTGCTGGATTCGAAGTAAACGTTGGCATATTTAGAGCTTGTGATGAAGGTTTTTGCCGGGAAGTCAACCATCTCGTTTAGGCCAATGATGATAGGAATCGAATCGATATCTTGCTTTAGACTCTCGACCGGAATGCCTTGGTTTTCGAAGCCAAAGTTGAACGACCACACATGGGCAGTGCCCGTGTACTCTGTCCCGAATTTAGTTGTGGTGAAATCAACGTCTTTGATCATCTTAGATTCTTCCAGAAACATCGGCTGTGCGCGTAGACTAATGATCTGTACTGCGGTTTCCCAGTTACGTTGTTGATTGCGGGAATCATTCCATGTTTGTTGATCTACAATTAGGTTACCAACGTCATCCAAAAAGATAGGAGAAGGCTTGTATATGCTTACAATACCTGTTTTCGTGATATCAACTAATGTGTAACATGTGAAGAACTCTAATCCACCAGACCCGATATTGTAGTCTTGGTGTGCCATGCCGTGGTTTCGTTCAGTGGCCATCTTGTTATCCTCGTTTCAAGGATATTTAGTCGTAGTTAAACGTATTCAAATAGATTTTCTCTGGATTATGCAATGGATCACACACTCTATACCATAGACCATGTTTTGTTGCTTCATCGGAGTTCTCAAACACAATGCCATCTATATGTGTGTACCCGAGATGTTCTGCGACTTGGAACTTGTTATTGCCTATTTTGATAGCTAGAATCATACCTTCATCGTTTACGATAGGTTCTCTGATATCTACTGCATGTTGAAGCGGACGCACGAATGATCGGAACCACATGTCTTCATTCAACCAATAACATGCAATAGGATAAAACAGACCATCCGATTGTATGCTCGGCATATCTCGGTATTGCCATCTGCCGTCTTTGTGGATGTCCATTGGAGATAGTTTGGATAATTCTAGTTGTTCGATTCGGGGATCGCGGAACTCTGAATGAAGTGTTTTCATTCCGTATTTACACAAAAAGAAAGGGACCGAAGTCCCTTTCTGATTACATATCTGTTATGATTATGCGCTTAGTTCGAAGCCGTTGTCTACAACAGTTGAAAGACTTACGTCGATGCTGTTTGGTCCAACAGTTGTGCCCATTGCACGGATAGCTGTTTGCATTGCTGCTGCTGCCCATGAATCGGTACCTTCAGTCATTACACTGATTTGACCAGTTGCGTCATTTTCTAGCTGATATACTAGAACAGATGCTAGAACTTCAATTTCTTGAAGTAGAAGAGCAACGGTGTTTAGACCGGGGCCAACTTCACCAGTAATGTCAACTGCCTCAGATGAGCCGTTGATGATCATGATGCGAAAGCATTTTACGCCACGTGGGCCGATAAAGCTGTGAAGCGTACCTGCTGTCTGTGGGGTTTGTGCGGAATCCGCATTAGCGCGGGTGTTGGTTAGTTCTGCCATTTTATATCTCCTTAATGGTTTCTATACTGTATTTAGCATCGGTACGAAAAAAGGGCCACAAAAGTGGCCCTTTATATTCGCTTTGAGTAGACTGATGTGCCCTAAAGCACTGCTAAATGAATGCTACGATTAAGTAGTAATCTGTAGTGATTTTTCAGTAACTGTTGCAGATGTAAGTACGATGCCATCAACTGTGCCTAGAGCACGAATGTCATCTTGCAAAGCTAGAACGAATGTGGTGTCGGTTGCTGAACCGTCCAATGAATCATAGTTACCTGCTGCTCCGGTGAAGTCACCTTCGACTGCAAATGTTTGCTCAGTGTTGGTAGTGAATAGTCCACCTGCGTGAGCAACAACACAACGATGCTGGATAGTGTGCATTACTGCTGCTTGTGCGCCGTTTGGTCCTGCTGAACCGTCTACTGCGTTGATGTAATCAACTGTGAAGAAAGTAAGTTCTTTACCTTCGGTGTCAAATGCTCCAGTAGCTGCTACTGGGTGTACTCGTGTTAGTTCTGCCATTTTGATATCTCCTTAATGGTTTATATACTGTATTTATACTTATGCGTTGAATTTGCGTCCTAATGCGTAACCCACGGCGGCTGCTGCACCTGCCTTTGCCCATAATGGCAAGCCTTTTTTGCCTGCGGTGGCTTTATCCATGTAGTTTTTCTTTTTTGCCATCTTTGCGAACGGTGCGTACATATCTTCGATACGTTTTCCCTGATTCATGTGCAACATCAAACGAGATGTGGCCATTTGGCGCTCTCCCGGTGTTGCTTTGTCCCAGTCGGCGACTACTCGGCGAACAGAACGCAATGGACCTGACGAAATGTTCATAGAACGTTCAAACTTTAACAAGAACTCGCGGGTAGAAGAAGGATTTGATCTTCCAGCGAGCATATCGCGGAAATATCGCTTGGTTCTCATGTCGGGTATCTGCACAATCGGGTCATTCGCCATATATTTCTCTACTGCTTGTGGTGAATTCAGTGCGGAGATCAGATTATGTAGATCGGTACCGGCTGGACGCATTGCATCGAACCTACCGCCGAATTGCATTGTTCTACGGGCGTATGTTTGTGCCCATGATGGGTTTTCATGGCGCATGATCTCAAGCATCAATACATTTGACATCACCGTTTCCGCAACAGATGAGCTTGAGTGCTTTTGTAGTGATTTTGCACCACGGAACAGTCTTGCTTCTGCTAGCTCTTCTTGAATGAAACTGAATTTTGGTTTGTTATTTTCCATGCTGTATTTAGCGTCTTCTTCGGACTCATTAACCTGTACTGCGGTGGTGCCGCCTTGGCGTAACCAGTTAATAAGTTTCTTCCATGCGTTTTTTGTACCCGAGAAGAATGAAGTGTTGCTAGATGCTGACGTTGGTTCCGCGAATTCTGCGTATGTGTTGTATGGTCTGCGAGTACTAATATACATAATTAGGGTTCTAAGGGATGCTGGAGTTAAGGTTCGATACTGTATTTCCATATCACCAAAAAGATTATCTTCGCCACCAGCGGCAACAATCCGAATCCATCCATCCCGAAATGCTTGATCCCAACTACCTTCGAATTTTTGGTCATGTTCCTCATGCCACCCGACATCGATGACATCACCGGTCGGAGATATCATATGACCGCCTATTTCATCGTTATCTTCCATGCTGTATTTAGCGAAGCTTCTTATCAAGATGAATTGCGTTTTCGATCTGTTGTTGCAAACGGCTCAATTGATCAAGTAGCATGCGTTTGAAATCATGATCCCTCGAAGACATATTGGTCGATGCGGGCAATGATCTCAACTTTTCCATGATATCTATCCGTTGGCGGTTCAGACTGTACAATCTATCTTGAATGTAGCTTGCTCCGACCTCTTGGTATACTTCATGTTGTGCTATTTGCGTTGCTGTTGGGATTTGATGTGAAAACATGACGGTAGGCAATCCCAAGAAGGCCCATACTGCCACGCCTGATGCTACTGTTCCTATCACGGCTGCTATACTCCATTTTCCTTTGTTCTGTATGACATGTTTTGTAATTTCCATATCATTGACTCTTTTTAGATGCTCGCCATGCTCTCATGCCAACATCGTTGCTTACTGATTGTCCAATTTTACCATCGGGGGTAATTAGGCCCCACATCTGTCCCTGCCATTCAATTTTTTTACCATTAGGCAGTTCTGCTTGAGTGCCTTTTGGTGGAATTTCTGTTGTTCCATCGCCGGATGGTGCTCCTGTCTTCTTGGCTTTACCCATTGCGCGGTTTTGTGAAAATTTACCAACTACTGACATAATATGATCTGCTCGAATCTTTTTGGCACGTGGGTCTTCGGTGGTGGGAAAATCCGGTACACCCATTGCTGCGCCCTTGCCCTGTAGCTTTTGATTGATCCAGTTGGTGTATGCTTCGCGATAATGCTTACCATCTTCGGATTTGCTGAATGCGTTAACATCTTGACCGGCACCTGCTGCAGCACTAGCTAGATTTGCTTGCCAGTCGTCTTCCATTGCTTTAGCAACGATTGCAATCTTTTTGGTCCGTGCTTTGCCGTGATCTTTCTTCATGCCCATGAATTCATTCATGATAATGGTTTCAAGCACTACAACACCACTGTCGATCCTATCCAGATCGGTAATTATTTCTCTCATCGTGCGCATTATAGAAAATCCTTCTTTTCGTCTATCTTGCGGATGCCACGTACAAATTTCTTGCCATCTTGAGTACGAACGCTATTAAGAAAGCGTTTCTCAAGGTCTTTTGCAACATCCTCATCAAAGGATTCATACATTAAGTTGATCAGATTGATAGCACTCGATATAATATGGTTCGCTCGGCTTTCAATGACATGAGATTTGTCCCGATCTGGTAAAATCGAGTCAATCTCTTCCAATACACTTCTGGTTTTCTTACGCATGACCACCCTTCGTTTATTCTGTATTTAGCAGAATATTCGGAACGAGCTATTCTTCGTCATCCAACGTTTGTATGCCGTTTATGCGATTAAGATCAATTGATATACTCGTTTTGGGTGTTTCGATGGGTGGTTCATTCGATGGTGGTGGTGGTGGAGGTGGCGTTTCCACGCTAGGCGCTTTCATTATGGCCAACATATCCGTCATACGTCGTTGCGCAACCACACCCTCGTCATCCTCCGATGTATCCGAGTCCGGTAGTGCTTTGTGTCGTGGATTGGGGAAGTTATCTGGGCTTATTACATCCATTACACCATCATCGAGATCACCAGTTTTGTTGTTATCTGCGATCAATGAAGCACGATGTTTTTTACTGGTGTAATCCGGTGGATTTTCACAGTGGGATATTCTCAACGAAGCAATATCATAATCTAACGTAATCGTTTTTCCAACACCGGAACTGGAACGAGTTTTCAATGCTTGAATTCGGTATTCGCCCTTCTCGCGGATAGTTGCATTAGTGGCAATAGCGAACACATTATCCGCTGTGTTGATTTTACTGATGCCGCCACTGATGTGGTTGTGATCAATCACTTCGGCTTCCACTGACTCACGGTTCAACTGAGATGCTGTTACGAACAACACATTCAATTCTTTGGCTAGATTGCGTAATTCTTCGGATACGTACTTGTCCTTAACGAACAAGTTACTCGGATCAACTTTGACGGAC